GGATTGTTCCAGTACATGCAAATACTTAGTAAATACCTCCTATGATAGAAATCTTTGGCCCAACATATCGTTACAATGGCGAAATCTTAAACAAACCTGAGATAATTTTTGTCAATGATCATCACTACGATGACGACAATCACTGTTTTCATATAAAAACTTTGCTAGAGAACAGTGCCTGCGACCCACAACAGCATCTCCTAGTGTTCGATCATATGGGGCACGAAGATCAACTGCAAGCATATAATCATGTGAGTCTGCCTATCTTTCTAGCCGCATCATGCGAAGAATTTGCTCAACAAAAAATCACTCCCAACTGGACAAACAAAACACACATATTTAATTTTATGATTAACAAGCCAAGACCCAACAGAGAGTTTTTACTACTTTTGATCGAACATTTTAAATTGTCAAATTACAGTTATTCATTTTGTTGGAAAAAAACCGAAGTCAATCGCGGCAAGATGATGATCAATACTCAATCCGAATTGTACCAAACTATTATAAAAAACATCGCAATGAACATAGAAGAAAAGTCTTACACATTCGGTCAAGAAGTTTTCTTGGACTACGGACTTAGATATGGTCGTGTTAAGAACGCTGAAAATTACGCCGGGCTATTGCAAATCACAGTGTTTGAACCCAGTTGTGTTAGTTTAATAACCGAACCCAGTTTCTATGAACGTGAGACTTTAAAAACAGAAAAAACCATCATGGCCATATATGGTGGTACCTTGCCCATCTGGGTGGGAGGATGGTGTATACCTGATAGCATGCGTCGTCTGGGTTTTGATGTGTTCGATGATATTGTGGATCATAGTTATGAACGCATGGCAGATCCCTGGGATCGTGCTTACTATGCTATGGAGCGCAATCTCAAACTGCTTAGTGACCCTGATTTGGCCAAAGATTTTATATCAGCCAATCATGCTAGACTACAACACAATGTTGATCTCGTGGAACAAAATGCATTTTTAAAATACAGCAAACAAAAGATAGATGCTTATGATCGATCAACTAAATCTGCATTGATCAAAATTTTACAAGAGCATAACAGCCATAATATCAAACATGATACACTAGACGACAGTAACTCACGTTCGATCAAGATAACGCAAAAACTTTTCTAAGTCGCCGTACATAGCATACATGATGGCCTGTTGACTACCGAATATGATTAGTTTAGGAGTCTTACCAACCTTGAGATAGTAAGGACAATCCAGTTTTCGATTCAAGGTCATCAGCAAACTGGGACTCAACACTTTTGTAAAATCAAACTCATATTGTTCAATGGACAAAAATTTAAAAGCATCATAGCCAGAGATGCTCAATCTCAATCCACCATCGTCACGTGGATCTTGCCACCATGATTTGAGCGCCAGTTCTAAATCAAGCCTATCATCTGCTGGCAGTTGATTTAGCAGTTGTTGGGTAAGTTGTTGTTTATCGGGCATCGGGGTATACTTGCGCCCCCTGCGTCAAGAGCACGACTGTGAATTTGTCGGTCTTGAATTGTGTGTTGAGTTTACGTGCCAAGTTTTTAGCATGCCCAGGATTGGAGAAACTGACTTTCTTGTACTTGGGCCCGGGATACTGCGTGAGCATGTTGGATGTTTTCAAGTTGATGGGTTTGGTATCAAAAAATACTGCCCACACTCCTTCAGAGGCCAACACTTGTTCGGTCTTATAAGTTGCTTTGTCAGTGTGTTCAATCAACACATTTGGTTTGGGTCTCGACATCATTATCTCCGTAGTTTATTTATCTCAAAAACTACGTGGTTTTGAAACTGCCACCACTCAATTCTACCGTAACAGTTTCTTCTTTTGGCTGTGTATTTCGGGTATGCAAGGACTCTAGTGTCAGTAATAGTTTTGTAATATCACTATGTAAATCTTTGGCTTCACGCATGGTCATGGCAAAATCACGCTGACCGCGTGATTCATGTGCTTTGATGCTGTCTACAAATCTATTGATGTGTAGACTCATGACACAAAAGGTTCTAGGTCGGGTGGAGTCCAACCAGCGGGCTTGAGTACCTTGCCATCTTCACGTTTGCGTACCCGACCTGTTTGCTTATCGATCTTGGCAAAGTTGGTGCTCATAACTTCTTTCCAGGCACCTTCGGCATCAGCACCAAGACTGTGTATGGCACCAATGGTCACAACCAAGATGTCAATCAAGGCATCTAGGTCATCTACTTTGGTTGTACTGGCTATTAGTTCATTGAATTCTTCACTAATGAGATTACAATACAGTTGATATTGTGCTTCGTTGAACTCGCCTACAGTTTGCTCGCAGGCTCGCATGAATTTTTCTTGATCGCGGAAAGGATTAGACACTTGCTTGCTCCTTGGTTTGAAAGGGACCTTGGTAAGCATAACGCTCCAAGGTAATAAGTTTAGGGTGCTGTACCGCTTTCCACTTGCGATGTTGCTTGACCCGGTACCAGCCAGCGGCAAACCAACTCTTGCTTTTGTCTTCTCTAGTGAACAGCGGTAACCGGTGTTTTACGTCCCATAACGGATTAAACACATCTCCAGAAACTTCATGTCCATAAACCACGTTTGGTGGCAATGGGGTTACTGTTTCGGCCGGCTCGAATTGGATGTCAACCGCCTCTCGAGCCATCTTGATTGTTTTATAACTTACTACACTATCAAGAATTTTTATTGTACAGTTACCGTTCTCTTTTACTTCAAGTTGGCCAATCTTGCGATCATCCTTCTTGAGTATGTAATACTGATTGTCCACCACTGGTTTGGCTAATATCATCTAATACTCCTTTGTATATTTCATTCATCCAGCGACTAACTTGATCTGCACTGTCGCTGAGTTTGGTCAACTCGTACCTGCCACAAAATTTTAGGAAGTGTGCGCCTACCATGCCCACATCCTTGTGTGAGATTTGTTCACGAATACAACTATCCACAACTGCTTTAACATTGTCCGGCTGTGCTGTGAGATCAACCAAGGTGCAATTACGCTCGTAGTCATCCAGCACCCGATGCTCAGCACCATTGTGGTCGGTCCAGCGTTGCAACATTAGATTGTTCCAATTGTATCCACGCTTGTCTCTGTCTCCAAAGGCCTCACGGAGACCAACTTTATTCTTTGTGCCTTTTTCACGTACTCCTGGATATGCAGAAAATACGTTGTCGGATGTGTCGCCACGCATACACTTCTCAAATAGCAACCAGGCTGGATCCGGGATCGTTTTTGGCTGTTTAGTTTTCTTATCATTGACACGGTTACCTTTAGCATCGAATATACCCTCCAAGGTCAGTAGTTCATCTGTGATACCATTGTATTGCGTGACGTTGGCGGCCAGCAACTGCACGAAATCAGTGTCTGAACTTACAACGGTGTGTTCATCTTGGGGGTGTAAAGCAATCCAACGTGCTATGATGTCATCTGCTTCAGCAGTGGCACAACGGATCACACTACAATTTGTTTTTGTAGACAAGTATTTAGTCAGTTCATCATAGGTTTCCCAGAACAGTTTGTCCTCTTCTGCTTCTGTTTCTGTCATTGCCCCACGTGCCACAGCACGGTTAGCCTTGTAAGGTTTGTAGTAGTCTTTGCGCCACGAGCGTCCTTCTAGGGCGAACACCACATGATCTGCTTGGAAACGCCGGGCCACTTTGTTGGCGGCCATTATGGTAACGTGCAGGGCAAAGCCTAGTTTGGTCCACGAGTCACTTGCCCTGTGGGCACTGTGTCTAGCACGGAAAAACATGTTGGCTGTATCAATCAGTAGGTATTTCATTAGGCACAATCAAGTTGTTATCGTAGATGTATTGTAACACATGTTCAGCCCAAAAGCAATGGGCATCCGCGCCAAAATGGTAACTTTTGGGGTTAACATACTCAAAACCGTTGTTTCTACACACAGCACTATAGGAATGATCTACTGAATATGGTTTGATATATGCTGTTCCCCAATCCCGATCTGATGGCAATTCGCTGAATGTACTGTGCCCGTTGAAAAACAAGTGTGGGATTTGAAGTTGGGTTAATTCTTGATGAAATTCCCAAATTTGGTCATGTGCTTTACGAGTGGCGGTTTTCCAATCCACATCAATCACATATTGCTTGTAACGGTCTCGTAATTCGGCTGGAACTATATCCCACCCGCTGGCGTTGACTTGATACCACGTGCCGTTGTGCAACCACTCTTCTCGTTCCCAAGTGGACCATTGTATGATCATAAATGTATCGGCTAACTTATTGTGATTATTTTTAATCCAATCACGTGTGGTGCGAATCATTCGATCGTTGCTTGAAGCAGATTCAGCATCGCAATACATTTCTACACCAAGGTGCTGGGCCAATCGGGTGCACCAACTTACTGCTAGATTTTCGGGATGAGGTCTACGATCTATACCATTCTTGCCATCGTCTACAGCAAACACTTCGTTGACTGCGGCTTCGGCGGCCGCAGTATGGCTACAGCCGTTAACATACAAGATCATTTTTGTAGCAGTACTTTTTCAGTCTCTGCGGCAACCACACGTTTGCGCAGACTTGAACTGGAGAACGAGTGATCTCTACCATTGAACACCAATTCAATACCACGCATTCCACATTCCTCATAGCCAGAGAAGTTTAGGTGTTGATATTCCACACCCAGCACACGAACATCAACTGGCAGGATCAACAACAAGTCAACAAGATCTTGTTCGGTTTGATACACAACAACTTCATCAACATAACGGCATGCGGCCAACTGTATTTGTCTCTCAACAATACTTTGTATAGGGCGATTTTTAGTTTCAGGTCTATCAATAGTTGGGTCTGTTTGGAGCCCACAGATCAGGTAGTCACAATGATTCTTGGCTTCCGACAGCATGGCAATGTGCCCTGCGTGGAGCATGTCAAAGGTTGAGAAAGTGATTCCAATTTTCTTTCCGTCCTGTTTGAGTTGTTTGATGTGATTGAAAATCATGATACTTCAGTTCTTCCGCCACCAATGTCTCGAGAGTTTACATATTGACTGCTGTACTTGTTCATGGCCTGCTCTTGTTCCCATGTTTCCATAACCACGTGTCGGCAAATATTTTGGAACCAACGATCTACTATGTCTGCATCTGCATCATCGGGTTTCATCATGTAACCGGCCTTGACCAGCCTTGCCACAAAGATTTCGTTCCAATCTAGTTCAAACGCACCCTGGTGCAAGTTGTTGGGATCGATATCCATGCGAACAATGCTCACGTAAGGCTCGTTCTTTTCTGTGGCCAGTTCTTTTTCAGTTTTCTCTGGTGCTTTAGGCTTGGGTTCGGCCCGGACTTTTACCGGCTCGGGCTTCTTGCGAAATCGATCAAATATTCCCATCAGGTTCCCCATTCGTTTTTAAAGAGTGGCACTTGAAGTCGGTCACTGTATCGCCAGCCTTTTCGCATTGCCATTTCTGCCACTGCACGATTGTTAAGGGTATACACCCGCTCAACGCCACCAACAGGCATGACATACACAGGACCTGTAAACCCTGCCGCCCTATACGCACCCACTGCACATTCTGCATCTGCTAGATCCTGTTCTGTCGCTACCACCAGTTTCAAGTAAGTATAACCAACTTGTTCGTATTCACATACCACTTCTGGAAGTATGGCTTCTTCCCACTTCTCACCAGACCCAGGAAGTTTAGCACTGACGCTGAATGTGATTTCACGTTGTGCTCTCCAACGCTGTAAGTATTCTTTAAATTCAGGTGTTAGTTTTTGGGTACCATTTGTTTCAAATGTAATCTCTTTTAGTCTGTGCATACTGTCGTGATCCAGCAAGTCCGGATAAGCACGTTGCCAACCCAGCAAAGGCTCACCACCTGTGATTACCAAATGCTCATCTTCCCAACGACGATGTGGTAGTATCTGCATGATACGATCAACAATGGCATTGGTCTCAAGCATGGGACTTAGGTCTTTAAAGTCTGGATGCCATGACGCATAACTGTCGCAACCTGTACTCACAAGGGGAAGGTCTTCGTACTTTTCAAAAGCCCGGATCATAGTATGTGTGGCTGCAAGGTCAGTTGCTTCGTGACTTACTTCGCCACGTGACATACCAAACCCTGCACATTTAAAGTTGCAACCGAACGTTCTCAAGAACACCGACGGCACACCCATGTATCGACCTTCACCCTGGATCGAATAAAATAATTCTGCTATTTTAATTTTAGACATCTACATCCTTTGTTGTATACTTGTGTATTATACACGAAATTGTAGGTGTTTTGCAAGTGGCAAGTTAGCCAATTGATTTTTGTACACCTGATTCAAAACTCATAGGCGTGTAGTCTGGCATTACACTTCTTAGTTTGGAGATATCGGGTCTGCGACTGGCTGTGCTACCAGGTTTACCGGGAGTGATAGTCCAGGCAGGATTATCGTGTCCTAGTGCTGACGCGATAATTTGGGCCGCATCCATAATGGTAATTTCTCTATCGTTGCCAATGTTGATCAGTTCACGAGACTGTGTTTCAGCACAGTAGATACTGGCTCTAATGGCATCTTCCACATGACAGAAACTTCGGGTTTCGTTGGCACCAAAGCACTCAAACTTGCCTTCCTTGATCTTGGTAATTTGATCAGCCAAGAAATGTCCGGCTTTGCTGTTCTCACCATACACATTGAAGTAACGCAACATCACATAAGGTAGTTTACTGTTAGCCAAATAGTTTTCACTGCATATCTTGGCAAGTCTATAACTCCAGCGAGCATTGTGGATGTCTCGGATGGCAATGTCTGCATGTTCAGGAACTGGACTAATAGGATCGTCACTTACTATTTCACTACTGCTGGCATACACAATGTTTTTAAGATTTGCAATTTCACTAGCATACTCAAACATATTTAGATCACAAACAAAATTATTTGTCAACACCTGGTTGGGCCGTTCGTAAAAATTCTTGGTACCATTGATAGCACCGTAGTGATAAATGTAATCAAAGTCCCGTGGTAGTTGAGCAATTGCGGTTTGATCATTTAGATCAATTGTTAGAAACTTATCACATGGAGGAATAGTTGAACTACGACTGTGATTGTCAATTGCCCAAACTTCATTGCCCGCAACTGTTTTTAGTTGTCGGCAGATTTCAGTGCCCAACAGCCCACTTGCACCTGTTACTAATATTTTCATTTGCTTACTTTCTTGTTGTCGTCGATTACACTTTGAATCAAGGTGTAAGGTAGATCAAGATTCTTGATCAAGTTGTTCCATGCACTGGTATCTTTGGGCAAACAATGTCCGCCGTATCCACGCATGTTGTCATTGGCCATTAGATAGTTTGGATTGATACATTCTCTACGAGTGATTGCATCATACACATTCTTGTAATCGGCACCTAATTTTTTACACACATCATAGGTGATATTGGCAAAGGTCACACTCATGGCATGATGTACATTGTTAAAGTACTTGACTACTTCTGCTTCAGTAGGACTCACACAAGCCACTGTCTTTGGAAAGTGTCCATGGATTTTCTTGATCATTTCAAAGTCTTGTTCACGGTCACTGCCAATGATCAGCAAATCATGATTGTACACAAAGTCTGCTAGAGCAGTCTTGGCCCGTAAAAATTCAGGCACACTACAGATTTTTAAATTGGGATATGCGGCACTTAGACGTTGGCTTGTGCCAGGTACCACTGTGCTTTTGATTGCTATTAGTCCTGCGTATTGATGTTGGTTCAACTCTTCGATCACTCGTTCGACAATGCTGGTATCGCAATCGCCATTGTCGGCTTGGTTGGTTGGCACACTAAGAAACACACACTCAGCATCTAGCACATCTGCCAACTGGCTACCTTCGTAAGCCGGATCAAAGAAACACATGTTGTGTCCAAGATATTCCAAGCCTTCATACACAGCCTTGCCCACTGTACCCTTGCCAATAATTCCTATTTTCATATTTCATCCTTAAAAGTCATATCTACACATGCACTGGGTAAATCCAATTCGACCAGTTTAAAAATTTCTTCAGCCACTTGATCTGGCTCCAGGTAATCCAACGTGGGATCAAATGATTTGCCCACACTGGCCATCTTGGTACGTGTTCGCACAGGATTGATCAAGTCAACCACAATCTCCGAACCACCAAAGTAATCTCTTGCTGACTCCCATAAGTTGTACAAGGCGGCCTTGCTGGCGCTGTACAACGGATACAACTGTCGCCCACTGGTATAACTGCTACTGCCAACCATGATGATTCTTGTGGTCTTACTTAGGCCTTTGAGTGCCATGAAATAACTTATGATTGACCAATTACTGCCAAAGTTTACGTTCATGGTGGCATGATGTGTGTTGACATATCCGTTGACAAATACCCCAGCACTATTAACCACAACATCGGCTTGTGCTTGGTTCAGTAATTTAGCAACATCATAATGACTGTTGGCACTTTCAAAATTCAATTGATCACTGCCCACTGGAATAACACGGTACCCTTGATCTGCAAACAATTTTGCAGTGGCACTACCAATGCCGCCGTACGCTCCAAAGATCACTACAGTTTTTGTCATTGAGTAATATCATCAACTCGATAAGTGTCAGACTCATAGTCCGCGCCGCCTCTTGGGCCTTCGGCAAAAGCAATAAAGACACATCCGTCACTGCCGGATCGCATGGCATGAATCTCAAGTGGCGCACTGATGATCATGTCACCAGCCACAGCATTGAACACATCTGTG